ACGGCTTTCCCAATGACGGCGTGGTTATCAACGTCCAAGTTATCGTCCCAATAGAATCTAACTTCTACTGGTCCCGTCACCATTTTCTTTCTGACCTTCGCCTGTCTCATCGCCGACCAGGCAATGGCGTGCAGCTCCTGCGCGTCTTTTTTCCTCACCTGATGGTGCTTCCCGGCGTAGTAGGCATTCAACCCGTACCGCTTGTTCCACGCTGTCTTACCCGCTTTCGTGGGTGGATATGGGATCATAAATTTAATCATGGTCCAGAGCCCTTCCCGCCATTTCCAGCGCCTCCACAAACTGCGCATATATCTCGTCAAAATCAGACCCAATTCCGATCATGGCCCGATATTTCATCTCCATCCCTTTCAGGATCGCCCTTGCCCCTCTCTTATCCACGGTGGCGCACCTCCAGTATTCGTCCGCTCCTCATGTACCAGTTGAGCTCAATTTTCCCCGTCCTGCCGTGGCGGTTCTTCGCCACTGTGACCTCCATGGGAGTGGGACCGTATTCGTCCGCATCCTCTATCGCCGGCCTGTGTATGAGCAGTACACCGTCCGCATCCTGCTCTATGGCTCCGCTGTCCCGCAAATCGGAAAGTCGCGGCTCCTGGTTTTGCCGCCCCTCTACTCCCCGATTGAGCTGTGCCAGACATAGAACTGGCGTCTCCAGGCCCCGCGCCATCCGCTTGAGCTGATTACTTGTGCCAGTGACTCGCTCATAAAGACTCTTACCTGCGTCGTGCTTCATCAGTCCCAGGTAGTCGATGATCACCACATCCGCCCGGTTCTGTTTGGCGAGGAACTGAATTTCAGAGGTGTTCAGGGAGGCCCTTCTGTTAAAAAACAATGGCCGTTTGGCGAGCTTCACGAGGCTTTCCCCCACGGCTTTCCGCTCCTCCTCCGACAGTTCTCCCCGCAGGATCTGGGCCGCCGTGGCACGCCCCACATCCGCCGCCACCCTGCGGGCCATGAGCTGCTTTCTTGACATCTCCAGGCTGATAAAAAGGATTCGCCTCCCCCTTTCCAGCATCCGTTCCGCCAGCGCTGCGGCCAGCGTGGTTTTTCCGCAGCCAGGCCGGGCGGCCAGGATATACAGTCCCTCCCGGATCAGACCGCCCCCCAGGATGCGGTCAAGATCCGAAATTCCGGTCTCCACGAAGGCCCGATACCCCTCATCTACACGGTCCAGGTCCTCCAGAAGTTCCGCAGCCGCCTCCCGCGCCGATACCACTCCGGCGTCGTAGCTGCCCTCTGCGATGCGCTCCGTCAGCGTCAGCAGCTCCGTCGCCTCTCCCAGCGGGTCATGGCCCGCCAGCAGGGCGTCCGCCCGCTCCTGTATGCCCGCCAGCAGCTCCCGGCGCAGAAACTCCGTATGCAGCGCCTCACAGTATGCCCCCACATTGGCCGCCGTCAACGTGATCTCCATGGCCTGCTGCGAGAAGGCGTCGTCCCACTCCGCCGCCCGGCTCCGGATCGTCACGGGGTCTACCGTCGCTCCCTCGTCGGAAAGCTCGCAGGCGGCCTCGTAGATGGCCCGGCACCGCCGGTCCCCGAACATCTCCGGCGTAATCGTCCGCCGCACCTCATCCAGACACCTGGGGTCGATCAGGATGGACCCGGCAAGCGATACGTCGGGCGATATGCCCTGTTTCATGCTTTCACCTCTACATCTACCAGCTTCCCATCGATCTCCACCGTCTGATATCTCTTTGCAGGGCGCGGCGGAGCTGTGGGCGGTTCTGTCTGATTTCTCCGCTTCTCCAGCTCGTCCCAGTCCTCCATGCTCTTCACACCCTGCTTCCGCTTGGCGTCCAGTACGCCTTTTACATATTTCCAAGTCAATACACCGCCCTCGATGGCCTCGTCCATCCCGCGAATGCAGCATTCAGGCCCCATAGCGCTGATATATGCCTTCAACTCATCCGCTGCCCTTTGGGTCATCTGGGGGCAGATGTGGTCAAAATAGTAACCAAACACATGAGCGATATCAGGGTCCTTACGCGCGCACGCGCGTACCTCCTCTCCTTTACTTTCCTTTACTTTACTTTTATAGGCATTTGCCTGGGGCAAATGACCATCCGCCGGTGGCAAATGCTCATTTGCAGGTGGCGCATTCTCATATGAGGCGCACTTTTCCAGACCCCTCGATTCTTCATCGTTAAGGAGCCAGTAATCTGATATGACGGCTTTTCTGCGCCGCTCCTGGATCGCGGCGTAGAATCGCCTCTGTATACCTCTACTCGTTAAGATGCCCCACCCGTCAAACAGCCCCTGATCAAAGAGACCAATTTGCAAGCAGTATCTCACCGTCTCCTCAACGGTCCCGGACCCAATGCCGCCCCCCATCCGCCTTGCGGTGGATGCAGAATCGTCATAAGCCCAACGGTAGAAGTATCCGTCAAATTTGTAAGCCATCTGGCACAGGTAAAAATAAATGCCGAACCCGGTCCAGCCCTGTGCGTCCAGGAGCTTGTCGATCTTTGTGTCGCCGTCAAAGAGATTCACCGACCACCCGGCATAGTCAAGCCCGGTCTTCGGTTTTCCCGCCATGATCTCGGTACCCCCTTAAAAGGGGAGATCGCCGTCATCGTCCTCAAGCTCAGCGAATCCGTCTCCAGGCTGTTGAGGCGCGGCATAGCCGCCGCCATCGGCGTCCCGCTTGGAGTCACCAAAATAGACGTTGTCGGCCACTACCTCTGCGGCGGTGCGCTTATTGCCGTTCCGGTCCGTGTAATCCCGGATCTGGAGACGGCCTTCCACGACGGCCATACGGCCCTTGGTGAAATACCGGGAGACAAACTCGGCGGTGGAGCGCCAGGCAACCACATTGATGAAGTCCGCCTTTTTCTCCCCGGTCTCCTTGTCCTTGAAGTCCCGGTCCACGGCTAGAGTAAATGATGCCACTGCGGTCCCGGTTTGCGTCTGCCGTAGTTCCGGGTCTCTGGTGAGCCGCCCCATGATAAAAATTTTGTTGAGCATGCTTCGTCCTCCTATAAGTAACTTTTCCCGATCAGTTTTCGAAATTCTTCCCGACTGTGTGTCTCCTCGTATTTCTCTTGGCACTCCCGCTTAAGTTTTAAGTCCAAGTCTCTGTTAAAATGCACTCCATACTCGGTACCATTGTGCCAGTCCCAACGAAGCCATACCCAGAACCCGTTTGCCTCGCTGATTTTGCGGTTAGGATTGCCGAAATAAATATGCTAATGATGACGATGCAACCCTTCTGCCGCACCCGTGATGTAACATTCATGGGTGTCTTGTAAGATGCTATCAGTCATTCTTAACCACCTCCATGGCGGTCCATCAGACCAGCCAGCTCCTCCGGTGTCATAGTTTCTATGTTTTGTGCTTTGCACTCCTCTACCACGCTGCGGATGAGGCGGGTCATCTGCTTGGCGTTGTATTGACTGCTGCCGTAATAGGCCCGGATCACCACCTGCTCCCCATCGCTGGTGTAGTCCACCTGCTCCGTGACCCACCCGGTTCCTAGACGGGACCATGCCACCTCAAAGGTTGCCGCCTCTTCCGGCGCAAGGTGGAAATCCCGGAAGACACCAATCTCCCGGATAAAGCCCCGGTACAGCTCCTCCTTGGTCTGTCCCAGTGCCGCCGCAAGTTTGTCCAGCAGCACCCACAGGTAGGCGTTAGCGTCTAGGCTGCGCCTACGGGGCTGTTTTCGGGCCTCCACTACCCAAGCGCCGTCCATCTGCTCGGCAATCTTGGCGGCTGATGCCCGGTCCCGTGTGCGGAACGCCGCCCAAAACCCCTCACTGTCCTCATACCAACGGGCCTTGTCACAGGTCAGTATCATGCGCCAGCATCCGCCCTTCTCCGCCCCTCCGCCTTGGAGCACTTAGCACATAGCGCTCGCCCAAACATCTCCGTGGATCGAGCTGCCATTTCTGCGGCGGTGATGGCTCTCTTACCATCGTTGTATGGCATAATCTCTTTCCCACAGTCCGCGCAAGGAGGCCCTGGAGGCTGTATATTTGCCTGTTTCGCATCTAATTCCGCGCTGGAAATCTTGTCAGGGTCCTCTCCAGTCGGCAAAGCAAATGTCCTGAGCCACATGTACTTAAAGGCATACGTCATCGCCTTGCCGCTACCCTTATCCTGCGTGTCCGCGCCGTCTCCGCAAGAGGCGATCTCTATGTATTCCTTGGGGTCCTCCACATTGACCATCCGATATGTCACATCCACGTGGGTAATCGTGCCCGCACGGTTCGTGATCTGGGCCACTGGGTACACGATCAATTTGTGCTTCAACAGCTCCGCCCGCATGATAGAGGTGACTTTTTCTTCTGACAGTGCGCGATAACTGGTCTTGTTAAACTCCACCCTATCGTCCTTTGCAAGGTACTGGATATCCCCCATAATGGAGGCAATTTTTTCGTAAATATTCAATTTGGCCTCCTATATTCCAAATTTAGAAACCAGCCTGTTCCAGATGATGTCGCACACATCATCAGACAAATACTTTTTGTTTTCACGGTCTGCTGCCTCCAAAACTGCTGTGATAATTTCTTTCCGGTGCTCCGTGTCGGCTATATCTTCCCGACATTGGGAGCATAAGGTTTTACCTGCGCAGTCCTGTTCCGCTTCGCTGCCCCAAAGTTCCGCTCCACAATGTTGGCAATAGGCCTCTGCGCTGCGGTCTTGCGGATCGTCCATTATTGGATGCAGCATTCTTTGGCCTCCCTTTTTAGCTCGTACACCGCATTGTTTACGCCGCTGTGCGGGTTGATCCGCTTATCTATTACATGCACGACCTCCATCTTTTCCAACTCATTGAGTCGTGGCCGAACCGCATTGAGGTCTCCAAACCCCAGCTTGTCCGCTACCTCAGCCGCAGTCATCGGCCCCGTCCTGAGTGCCGAGATAATGAGGGCTTGGCGCGGCGTGATCGTGGACAGTGCTCGATTATACCCTTCTCTTCGGGTTCCTCTCGTAATCTGTGTTGACATATGATCACCCATTTTCTGTGGAATTTGGTCCCACCCAATGCCCAGAAATAAGATTTATTGGCTTAGTGTTTGCCTCAACAATCGCAAGGCTAGACCATAGCTCGATTTTGACGCGAATCCCGGCGAAAATCCCGTATCCACCGCCAGCCTCGATGCCCTCGCCAGCCTCGATGCCC